TCACTGTTCCAACCCCCAACATGTCAAAGCGCTTTCCTGATCCCGTCGCTCTACCTGCCCATAACAGCCGTTCGCCTGGCCTTTGGTTAACCGGCAGTCACGGCCACCATCTTTAATCCACCAGCGGATTGCTTCACAGGCACCTTTGCGGTCGCCAGCATTAATGCGTTGGTAGAACGTTGAGGGGAAACATTTAGAGGGGCCGATGTTGTACGCGCAGAATGACGCAATGCCTACTTTCTGCGGTTCAGTCAGCGGAACGTGGATGTTTTTCTGTACCCACGCAAGCGCCTTATCGCGCTCGACAGCGTTAACCTTCTTGCACTGTTCCTCTGTCGCTCTCTGGCCTTTAATAACAACCTTACCATTCATAACCGTTACACCATGACACAGTGACCAGACGCCACCTGGATCAACAACGGCCACCAGTGCATTACCTTCTTTCTCGCTGATGAACTGATCAAACAGTACCGGCGCTGATGCACCTGCAGCGATGAGAGACATCATTGCAGCGCTAAGCTTTGCTTTCTGCCCCATCACTCACCCCTGGCGGCTTTGCGCCGATCCTCTTTGATTTTGAAATACAGATTGGTCAGATACGTCAGCAGACCAAAAAGAATACTTGCGAGAACGCCTAACGCTGCCCACTGCGAGGGCGAGACTTTATCCAGAAGCTGGAGCACCCAGAACCCTCCGTTTGCTCCGGCAAAACCGTAGCTCACACCAGTTGTGATTTTGTCCATTCGATACATACTCCACCTCCACGTTAGGGAAGTGCTGTGTTAGTTAGATAGGTAAAGGAGACCTAGACTTCGGGCGTTTAATTAAAAAGAAGATTTACTATGGTTTCCAGAAGCCAGAAATGGAGAAACCAACAAATCGAGGTTTGAGATTTGCTTTAAGTTCGTAGCGGAGTAATCACTCTTAGCATGTTACAGCTAAAAATGCGGACCGCAGTAGTGTTTTTTGTTAATTTCTTGGGTATAACAAAAGAAGTTAGATTTAGTTTTTATCTCGAAAGGATACGTGATGAGTACCAAGAAGAAATGTTTTATTGTTACACCTATTGGAAATTCTGAGTCAACAACCCGAAGGAAAGCGCAGGGGATTTTAGATGCAGTTTTGCGCCCCGTACTTGAAGAAAAACAATTTGAAGTGTTTGTTTCCCATGAAATGTCTGAAATCGGCTCGATAACAAAACAAGTTATTGAACACCTACTGAAAGATGAGTTAGTTATAGCCAACCTGACAGAACTAAATCCTAATGTCATGTATGAATTGGCAGTGCGTCATGCAGCCAGATTACCTGTAGTAATTATAGCCGAAGAAGGAACCATTCTTCCTTTTGATCTTTCAGATGAAAGAACTATTTTTTATAAAAATGACATGTTAGGCTCATATGAATTCAAGCCCATTTTTTTGAAAAATTTAGAATCAGCTTTGAGTGATGATGCACCTGATAATCCTATATATCGTGTTTCTCAATCACTATTGATACAAGAATCCACAGAGACAATGCCAGCCGATAAATACATAATCGAACGAATAGATAATCTGGAAAAAGTGATAATAAACAATATAATGGGTGCGAGCAGAGCGTCCCCCAGCCCAAAAGTATTCGGCTATGAATTAGAATTATCAGGTCAAAGTGACACGCTGGTCGATTTCATGAGAAAATTATCGCTTACCCCAGGGGTTCTGAAAGTCAAAAGAAAATTAAATCTTATTAAAGGAAATGGAAACCAATTTTTATATTTTGAGTCTATGTTTGAAAGCATCGATTTTGGAGAAATTAAAGAAATTGCCAAAGGGTTAAACCTCGAAGTTATTGGTCTTTCCGCGAAGAATATTATCCCTTAGCCGTAATATCAACCTCTCGCCGTATGTGCGAGAGGTTATGTTATTAGGAAAGCAATCTTAAACTTCCATTTCTAGATTTATATTTAGCATTGATAAACATCCATCTATGAATCCCTCAGCCATCATCATTTCGATACGAATTTGTTTTTCACTTTTTTTCCTATTTTTTGCTATCTTCCTTTTTGAAACCTTATAGACATAATGAAAAACCAGTAAGTCATAATCGTAAGGCCGCTTCTGTTTCAGACGCGTCATGCACCCTTCAATCGTGAGACCATCACCGTCGGAACACATGGGACGGGTTTTACTCGTTTGCGGCAGCAGCCCCTTAAACCCAGCTGCTATTGGTGAATAATCGATGCCACAAGAATCGCTGGCCGCCCAGGTACCCCATAATTCCAGAACTTTTTGAATGTCGCGCATAGTATTCTCCAGATGTCAGGCCAGTACGCCGAGCGCAAAGGCACGGTCCAGCAATTTGATAATGAGTTCAGGTTGTGTGCCGTACTGGCGCTCGAACCCCGCCGGGCTGTTGTGAAGCTCGGTATGGTGTTTTCTACAAAGCGGGATGGTAAACGCGTCGTGGGCTTTGGTCGCCATCCCACCCTGCCCCCAGCCAATCAGATGATGAGCATCATCGGCGGGGTTGCCGCAGCACGTGCACGGTTGGGTCTTCACCCAGGCCAGGAACTTTGGATTTTCCCAGCGAGTGCGTTTTGGTCGCGCATAAAGCGTCTGCGGCGCCACGGGATCAACCGTGACTGAAACCACGGGTTTTGCGGCTGGTGGCTGAGGTAATGCCGCCTTTTTGACTTTCTCCGCCAGTATGCTGGTGGCTGGCAGAGACGGGACAATATCGGATTCGCGCATAACAGACGACATTGTTTCGACGGGCAAACCAAGCACCCGGCGGGAAACTTCTTCCGGTATGGCATGAGTAACTCCCCGGAGAATGGCCCACCAGCACAGCTCTGGCAGAGTTACTTCGTGGTCGTCAGCAAATCGCAGCTCACCGCGAATGGCGCGCAAAATCCAGGTGGCGGCATTTTTGGCTACGATTTGATCCAGTTCCTGGCTGGGGGCTTCACGCAACTGGTTATCGCAGTGCCAGCAAAGCAGTGCGGCGCCACCGGCATGGTGATGCGTAACCAGCTCTTTGTGGTGATAAGTTGAGTGCGGCCACTGGCACTTTTTACCGCGGCGCCGTAACCAGGCCTCAAGCCCATTAATACCTCCAGCCGCATTAATAACCTTTTGATGAGTGAAGAACGGGCACAATGCCGCATCATTAATAAGCATCTGCCGGGCAGGCGGTACGGCGCCCGAAGGAAGGTCAGCCATGCTCTCTGGCTGACGCTCCACCAGTACGCGACCAGAAGTGAAGATATGCATTAGCTCTTTGCCGGGGCGCAGCAGCACCACGCCCATTTCGCGGGCAATATCCGGTTTCAGCAAGGCGCGCATGCCGCCTCCCGGATTATGATTTGCCCGAACTCGCCCCACACTTTGGTTATGCGGCAATCCCAGATGTGCGCATCATCCTCATAGAGCGCGTCCATCAGGGCTTTCAGCATGTTGTCGCAGTCAGGCTTAGCCTGGTGTGGCTGGCCGTTATGTTGCTGGCGTTTCTTTTTGCTCCAACTGGCGGGCATAGGAAGGACAAACGTGACATGCGCACCAGAGTCAGGCAGGGCTACACCACGCAGCCGCACCTCATCGCAGAACGCCCGGTAACGCATAACCTCAGGGCGCTTTTTCCACTTGTCGGCGCGAGTCATACGAGGCTTGCCCATAGGCACGATAGGATAAATTTGCATACTCACTCCCAGTGCCTCCACTGGTAAGTTTTATCTGGACGCGGGGGGTTTTCTGACTCAGGTAATCTGGCACTGACAATCCAGGTCTTATAGTCAGATGAAAGGCTTTTTTCGGTTTTTACGTGATTTGCTGCATAGCGGGCCACCAGCTCGGTGGCCTGTTCTGCAGTGAGGTCGGTATGCGTGAACCAGCCTTTTTTCATGCGAAACCTCGCCCGGCGGCAAGATGCACAAAAAAGCTGGCGTAGATATACGTCAGGTAATTTCGGTTTTTCGATGTTTTTTGCGCCATGGCTTTCTCCGTGGCGCAGCAGACTGCCAGTTGTTCAGGCTGGCTAAAACAATATATCAGAAACTGGAGAAACCCGGTAACCGGCTCGCTCGAGCATCTGTGTAAAAAGGGATGGTGTGCCAATAATCTCATCATCCTGAATAGGCATAAATGATACCTGCCCACCACGGCGGTACATTAAAGCCCTTTCACATTCAGGAAAACTTTGCAGTCTGGCGACGATGACCCCATCGTGACATCTGATGACTACATACCCCTTGTTTGGCAATTCTTCTGGTTCTTCCACTCCCCAACCCCCTTCATTCACACGGAAACTCAGTGACAGCGCATTTCAGTAAAACCAGTCGTCGGCGCTTTCCCATGTCTCCTGAAGGATTTTCTCAACTTTCCTTTTATCGTCTTTATCGCCACCGAAGACGGTCAGCCCGTCAGAGCCCGTCCGGCGGATAACCAGATTGCAATTTTCATACTGGTCATTAAGCCGTTTCAGCAACTCCTTTTCCAAAGCAGGGACAACACCCTTCGGAAGTTCTTTTGTACGATCAATGGTTAATTCGATCTTCATAATCCACCCCATTGCATAGCTGTATATTTATACAGTACAACTATACATCAGAATTTTCAATACCTTCAAAAAAGAGATGGTAAAGGAATTCTGGGCATCGGATGACAACATACAGTTCGCAGTTGTCCTGGTATATAAATCATCACTTTCACTGGAGATCCCCAAGCATTGATGATGGTCTGCATTATGGGGAAAAGGAGGATTGTAACGTAGATGAAGAGTGGTCTCCTCAACAAGGGATAGAATAAGTCTTACATTAACCGAGTTCTAAACGTTGAGGATGTTTTTCTGGGGAATTATTGTTAAATTAAGCAATAGCTGAGGGCTTAGATTGTTTTCTAATCACAACCAACCTAAAATGATAACTGGTGCTAATTGTTCAGAGTAATATGGACATTATAAATAGGCAGTATAAAAATCATACTGTAATGATGAAGCAGTCTACTAAAAGAGGAAATTATGGCCTTTTGGGATGATAATTATTTAAAAGAAGCTAACAGAATAGACAGCTTTTTAGAAAATAAATTAAGTTATATAAATGAAATAACTCAACCCACCGCATCTGAAACGGATGGAGTATTCATTGACAGAACAATTTATAATTCATGGAAGATTTTTTATCATCTTTATATAGCCCGAAGAGATGCGCTCAACGAATATACCAAATTTAACCAAAAAACCTTACAATACCAAGCTCGGCCAGCTCTTGATTTATACAAAGAAGCCCCCTTTCAGTTTGTTGGTATCTTAGCACGACTTCTGTATGAATTTTACTTCTGGAATTACGATGCAAGTACATATCCTGACATTTTAAGTAGCGAGTCGCTTGAAAGATTAAGTCGCCTGTCAAATCAAGAATTATGGGGAGATCAATTTAAATGGATTGATAAAAAGATGGCGACATCAATGTTGCGTGATATTATGAGTTCAGATGAATTCAAGGCAATTAGGGGTATTTCTTCGAAAATAGAAGATTTTAAATCAGAAATAACAATTCATATTGAAGAATCAACAAGGTTGTTTGACGAAAAATTTGGGGAATCCAATAAAAAAATATTAGAATCACTTAAAAATATCGATAATTACCAGAACCAAATAAATGATTATCAAAGCAAACTTGAGGATTATAAAAGCAATTATAACTTTACATTACTAAGCAGAGCATTCAATAATTTAAAAAATAGCAAGCAAATTGAAAGGAATTCTAGTCGTATCATTACGAGAGTTTTGTCAGGTGCATTATTAATCCCACCGGTATTTTCTTTTTTTAATCATATTTATAGCTGGGTAAGTGTTGGGGAAGGGCTTTCCTCACTGACATACTACTTACCATTATTAACCGTTGAGATTCTCGTATTTTACTTCATGCGATTATATTATAGTGAAGTTAGGAACATTAATACCCAACTACTACAAATCGAACATAGGCTGAGCCTCTGTGAGTTCATACAAGATTACATCGAAAAGAAAAATACAGATAAAGAAAATAAAGAATCTTGGAACTTATTTGAATCTTTAATATTTGCGCCCATCCAAGTAACCCCTGATAACATCCCCTCAGTTATTGACGGTGCAAATGCTGTTGCAGAATTAGCTGGTAAAATCATGTCTAAATCAAAAGACTAACATCAAAATACATGCTGCTAAATTCCAGTGCCACATAAATGCCCCCTCGTAGTTTTGAGAGGGGGTGTGTCTAACGTTTGTGCTTACGCTTTATGTTCCCTTTACGCGACATCCCAGAACGCAAAACACATTTCTGGTAAATTAGCTCTAACCAACGCCTCGGCAAATGGTGGCGGTACTGCGTTGCCACACCGGGCCACCTGCTTGTCTTTGGCGTAGTTCACGCCGCGATAGTCGCGGTCAATGATGTACCACTCCGGGAAACCTTGGGCAGCATATAGTTCGCGCGGCTGGAGCATGCGCATTCCAATATCAACAATGCGATAAACCACGTCTTTGATGGTTACAAACTCGCTGATGCCGTACTCATGCAGAAATGCCGCCACCTGCCCCGCCCGGTGCTCGTCATACTCGTTTTCAGCCAGCATTGTCCTCACCTCACCAAAGTGCAGGCCACTCGCCGTTACGGTTTGTAGCGGAGTATCGGTAGGCTGCCCAATATTGGTACCGCGCATTTTGACGATGCAGGATGTAACCAGCGCATGGTGATCCGTAGTTGTCACCGTATGAACTGGTTCATCAAGTGCCAGACCAGCCCCCGAATAATTACCCCCAAAGTGTTTGACCAGGTTTGCCGCTACCACGGCGAACTTATTGCCACCAGCAGTGACAGTACCAAGCGGCTTCCCAATCTGGAGAATCCGTGGGGCCTGTCCCTTTCTTTCCCCATAGCCCATCTGAATCAGCGTCGTTGAGACCAGTTGCGACTTACCGCCACCACCAGCGGTTACGGTTGCGCTCGGCTCGTCAGCGCGGTGACCGACGCTGTTACCGAACTGCCTTGCTATCACGGGGGCAATTACGCAGGAATGATTGGTGTTGCAGAGCGTATGCATTGGACTTCCGACGCTGCGCGGTTTGGCTGAATACTTTGGCCCACCAGCGCCAGCGATAAACGGCGAAATAGCAGCTTCGACAATACCGAGTGCGTGACCGTTTCCACCAGGGCGTTTTGATGTACCGGCTGTCACCGTCGGTACCGGTTCAGTTACCTCCTGCCCTGTTGCTCCGGTGCGGAATTTCGTCAGGTGCGGAACGGCCAGCGCAAAACCATGCTTCTTGGTAATGGTCTGGGTCGGTTCATCAAGCGATTGTCCCCGGAAACAGTCGTAATTCGTTTTGGTACTGGTGTGATTGCATTTCACGATGAAGGGCGTTGCGCTGTTTACCACGAAACGCTCAATGCCTCTCGCTATACGGCGCATGGTATTGGCTGCCAGAGGCTTTTTACGGTCAAAAATTGACGGACACGGAATTGACCAGTCGATACACTCCGCCGCCGTTCTCCAGGGTTTAAGCTCACCTGATTTAACCGCGGCTGTTTTCGGATCCCCGTGGGTTTGCTCCGGCCAGCGGATTGCGGCGCCGTCGCAGCGCATCACCATGAAAAAGCGTTTGCGAATCGTCGGCGCGCCGTAGTCGCACGCGCGCAACTCTCGATATTCGACCGCATAGCCCAGCCCGGCGACCAGCCGCTGCGCCTGCTTGCTGTTTGGCTCGATATTCAGGAACTCGCAGCACTCGACCAGCGCCGGGTGATCGACGCTGATGCCATCGGACAGCATGCTGACGAACGCATTAAACGTCTCGCCTATGCGCTCCGGGTCCGGCCGCATTTCCGCCGCCAGCAGCGGTCCCCAGGTGCGGAACTCCTCAACATTTTCCAGCATCATGACGCGGGGTCGCACCGTCAGCGCCCAGCGAACCACAATCCAGGCTAAGCCGCGAATCGCTTTTTCCACCGGGGTACCGCCTTTCGCTTTGGAGAAATGGCGGCAATCCGGGCTAAACCATGCCAGACCCACTGGCATACCTGCGGTGACGACCGGAGGATTTACGTCAAAAACACTCTCGCAATAGTGCAGCGTGCCTGGATGGTTTGTGGTGTGCATCGCCACGGCATTCTCGTCGTGATTGATAGCGATATCCACGCTGCGACCAATTGCCAGTTCAATGCCGGTACTGGCCCCGCCACCGCCAGCAAAATTATCAACGATGATTTCTCTCACGCATATTTCTCCATAGCAGCAGCCAGCGAACGGGCTGCTGTAACGATTTCGGGTACTGGCACCTTTTCCAGCCACATGCGGTTTATGTGGTGCTTGAGGCGGTGCTGGTGGTGCGCCGGGAGATCCCCGGCGCTTTCAACTTGTGAGTAAACCAGCGCTACCTCGGCAGGCCAGACAGTCTCGGGAACATCCACCAGCAACAAGGATTCCAGCTCACGGATACGATTGCAGGCATACCCGAGCAATTCATCACTCATTTCTGTACACTCCCGAAAATTTTGTGAACCTGATAGCCCTGCCATTTTTCGCGGCAAATCTGCGCTACAGTTTGCGGCGCTGGTGGACAGGCAGCGGGTGCCACTCGCGAACGCCACCGATGTGTAAGCCGGTATTCAGGGTGGTGAGGTTTACCAACATTTTTCACAATGCCCGCCAGCGCCAGACGTTTCAGGCGGTCGTAGGCCTCTTTGATGTCGCAGCCCAGCAGACTGCGAACCTGTCGTGTGGAAATGGATTTTTCGCGCGCCAGAAAATCAACGATGGCGCGTTGCTCAGGTTTCAGCATGCTTCTGCCCTCCGCGCACGGGCATTGCGAATACAGCGATTACGCAATCGGGAAATGTCCAGAATCTCCTGACTGCTCTTTGCCAGTCGCATAATCTCGCTGTATTTCGTAGCAGCGCGCAGCCAGTGCCCCCGTGATTCAATCAGGGCAGCTTCTTCAAGCGCCATGCGGAGAGCTTCCGGATCCGCTTTCTGACCAAGCTCCGGTAACTCGATATCGGGGATATCGGTGCCGGGCACAACGGTATATTCCCAGTGGGTACCGTTGTGACTGCGGGTCATGACACCGCGCTGTACTAACGCAGCCAGTTGCTGTCCCGTCGAACCGGAATCAGTATTAAACGCATCGCACACTTCCGGGGTGGTAATGCCCGGGTGATGGCTGACATACACAACCAGTCGGTCAGCCTGGGTAATTCGTTTTTGTTTGGTCATTGGTCAATACTCGTTTTGGTTATTTAACAATCCGCAAATGGGTTACATTTTTGCGGTAACTCCCCCAGGTAAAATTCACCCAGATGCCGTTATCCATGGTCAGACGGTCCATAGCCCGTTCACCCAGGATTTTTGATAACTCGTCAAAATTCAGGTTGGTCAGCACCCCCACAGGTTTCATTGCCGCCAGGCGGCGATCGATAATTTGATTCAGCAATACCCATTCATTTCGGGTATCGCGCTGCACGCCGACCTCATCCAGCACCAACAGGTCAACCCTGCACAGGTCATCGAGCAATACTGATTCGGACTGCCCTTCGTCATAGCATTTGCGGGCTCGCAGCATCAGGTCAGGAACAGTCACAACCAGCACTGTGTGGTTATGCTGCAGCAGGTAGTTACCAATGGCGGCAGCCAGATGATTTTTCCCGGTACCGCAGCCACCACTGAAAACGAAGCTGGCAAAACCGCTGCCGAAGTTATGGGCATAACTTTTTGCCAGCGTCAGCGCGTGTTTTTGCCCGTCATTGCTCACCTGGTAATTCGCGAATGTGCAGTTCCGGTGCAAATCGCAGATACCCGACCGACCAAAAATCTTCTCAGAGCGAGTACGCTGGTTTTCTTTTTCCAGTTCCGCAGCTCGTTTACGTCCCTCCTCCTGTTGCCAGGCCATTAACTCGGCAGCGCTGGTAAATTTCGGCTGAACACCTGCCGGGATCAGTCGCTGCAGACGACCAAGAATCTCACTCGTCGATTTCATGGTTACCCCCTGAATCCCGGCGGGATCGCCGTGTCGGGTGTCGAAACGCCAAAGGCAGGCTGACGACGCGAAACTTGCGCCGGGGCTGCAGTTTTGGCACGTGATGTTTTCAGGCTGGATGCGAAAGTCTGTTCCCACTGAATGTGGTGCTTAACCTTCCCTTCGCATTTCCAGTAGTCGCGGAATTGCTGCAATTCAACGTCGGTGTAACCCGGCTCTTCACCGAGATTAATACCCCAGAGCGCCGCCTGGCCGACAAAATCAACGCCTGGCGCCCAGTCCTCGGTGATCGGGAATTTACCTATAGGTGGGAAAAAATTGTCTTGCGCGCGTATATCTCTCTCTGGGTTTTCTTTTAGATCTGTATCTTTATCTGGATCTGTATTTGTAGTTCCCGTAGCTACTACAGTAGCTGGGCTACCGTAGTAGTCGTAGTCGCTAACGTAGTCGGCTACGAACTGAGAAATAGCTTCTACAGTAGTGATTTCTCCAGATTTGACGCCCGAAATTAACAGTTCAATGCATTTATTTTTAACAAACCAGTCACCTTCCGATTTGAACTCGGAAAGCACCGTAGCTACGGAAATTTTCGGCTTGGCTACGACGCGAATCGTAGCTACTACGGTTAGTGAGCTACCGTAGCTACTACGTAGCTCACTAAGTCGTGACCATGGATTTTTTGAATACCCGATTTTCACAACATCCAGATCAGGGCCAGTGATGAAGTACAAATGACCCTTGTAGGAGGTTCCCCCCTCAATAGCCGGTCTGCTTTTTGAAGATGACGTGACCGTTTCGATGTCACGCTCAATGCGCAAATGAACCCAGCTTTCTCCATCGTCTTCAAAGAACTCTTTCAGGGCAGTTTGAAGCTCAGCCCAGCGCGAATCTGAAACGCGAGCGATCTTTGCGAGACGGTTTTTTGGTATAGCCCTCCCCGTTTGCCAGTAATTGAACATGAGAAGCAAATACGCTCCATGCTCCTCCGTGGACAGATGCATGGTGTCCGCCAGGTAATCAGCAATGTAAAGTTGCATGTAAGGCAGCGCGGCCATGGTTACTCCTGATGCCCGGTTGCCCGGACGTTATGGTCATTGGTCAAATCTCGTTTAAAAACACTGCGGCGCCAGAGTGCTGAGCAGCGCCAGCGCTGGTTCCGATACCTCCTTCGGGAGCATCGCGTATAGCGACGTGGCCGCTTCCCAAATTTCCTTTTCCAGGCGCTGCAGTGGTGCGCCCAACAGCTTTGCCTGGTGTGCTTCTGCGCATTCCTTGATTGCGCTCGCCACCAGCTCTGCTTCGGTCTTGCCGGAACGGAGGCCGTAGGCGCGTGCTATCTCGATTGGCATCACTGCTGAAATCGCCGGGGCCAGTTGCATGACATAGCGGTTGTATTTTTCGGATCCGTTTTCGTTACGCAGATAGCGGAATAAGTTCAGCTTGTTGACTGTGATCCCCTTGCCGCCAGTGCGTTTCCATTCTTCCGCCACCAGCCGCGCTATCTGTTCCTGAGCCTGACCAGGCAACGTTTTTTCCCATTCGCTGACGGCTGTATTGATCGCCATCCGTTTCATGTTGTCGCGGCGGCGAGGTTCAATCTGATTTTTCGATTTCAGCGAAACGGCGGCAGCGTGTTTAAAGTCATGAGAGGTAAGCGTTTGCATATTTTTTCCTTTGAAAACCTACTGTTCAGGTGGAAAAACATCATCCAATGAGCAGGCCGCACCGAGCTGATTTAGTCCTTCAACAATTTTCCGTGAATCAGTGAGGCTGGGAGTTCTAACGAAGGTTTCATAATTTGCTAACCGCGGCTGGTTCCACCCAATCTTTTGGGCCAGCGCCAATTGCGAAACGTTGGCACGTTTGCGGTATTCAGAAATAAGGTTCATGCGTTTCTCCTGTCTTGTGTAGCCCATTATTCACATATCGTGAATTTAATGTCAATACAAGACGTGAATCGCGAGGAATTCACCTTCCGTGATAAGATCGGTTTATGAGCACAATTACTGAAAAGATTGGCGAGCGCATAAAGCAGCTCAGACTTCAAAAAGGATGGAGCCAAGGGCAAGTTGCAAAATTATGCGGCTGGTCAGGAGCCCCGCGCGTTGCCAATTACGAATCTGGCATCCGTAGTGTAGGTGCTGATGACGCAATAGTTTTAGCTAAAGTGCTGGGCACTACACCATCAGAACTGCTTTTCGGTGAGCCTGGAGATCAAAGCCAGTGGCTGAACGAATCTCAGAAAAAAATGCTCTCCCTCTTTAATCAACTACCTGATGCTGAACAACAAAAAATGATCAATATGCTTGAAATCAGGCTGAAAGAAATTGATGAGTACGTTGCCAAATATCTGCGTGGGCGATACTCCCCTCCCGAAGAATAAATTCAGGTGCATTAAAACCGGCCAAGAGCCGGTTTTTTTTGGCCCAAATTTCCTACCAGTAGAAAATTTTACGAATTGTGAATTTTAATATTCACATTTTGTATTGACTACACATTCACGACATGTGAAACTCATTTCGCAAACTCAACGAATCCCATTCAGGCAGGACGCCCACGAAGTAGCTGCCGGCGGCATACGAAACACCGGATGAGATGGCGACGTTGATTTTACGATTTCAGTTTTAACGCGCAGCAGACCAACGTTCCGCCAGCCGGGCGCAAACGGCAAAGCAAAACAGACATCATCGTGAGGATTTTTCTATGACAGATTTCGCACGTGTGGCAACAGGGCAACAAGCAGTCCGCCTTAACTGGTTCACCGCCTTAACACGTAAGTTCTGCTATTTCCTGGCGCAGAAAGGCAACCCGGAGATTAAGGCGTGAGCACGTTTTTTTATTTAGTCATCACCGTTTGTGCGCTGACTGGCGAGTGTTCTGATACCCCGCTGGGGGTGTACCAAACCGAAGATGACTGTAATGCCGCCGCAACGGAGCAAAGCGTTAAAGGAGAATGCTACCCGGTAAGTATTCTGGCTGCCGACCAACAGCCTGCAGTTCATTTTTAAACGAGTTTTGACCTATGACTTACGGCTGTAGCCAGCCTGATGCCCAGTGCACGGGGCATCGTGATGGCAATACCGCCATCATAACCAAACAGGAGGCGATGACCTGTTCTGGTTAAATTGGATAAATCTTCTTTGCCCGCCTCGCGGCGGGCCTTTTTAGGAGGAGATATGTCAGCAAACGAATTAGCGCTGCGTTTCAGCACCGCACCCGCTGAGCAGCTCATCGGCAGACTACCAGTGCTGGAAGTGAAGGAAGCTCTTTGGCAGGAAGTTGAGGATGAAGTTCTCACTGAGGTTTATCAGGAACATGAGTTTGAAATGGAAGCGGTATCGGAACAGACAGATGCAGCGAACCGCCTGGCCAGCAAATTCGAACTCGTCGCCGAAACCTTCGGCACCGCCATCAGGCTGGCATTGACGCTACCACCAGCAGAAGCGAAGCAAATTTTGCAAGATGCTATCGACGATAACCCCGGTTACGGCCGGGAGCCGGATAAGGGATAAGTTATGGAATTTGGAATGAAACGTATCATTGCCTCAGTGCGCGTCGTCGCTGTAATGAAAAAGCTTTATACCGGCGCACCTGTCACTGTTGCGACCATCAGCAGCGAACTGAAGCTTTCCCCGTCTTACGTTGAACAGATCGTATCAAAGCTGGGGAAGGCCAAAATCGTGCGTGGCCAAAAAGGGCCGGGAGGCGGCTACCACCTTTGCAAACCTGAGTCCGAAACCAGCGTCGCCGAAGTGATCCGCGCTGTAACCATAATTCAGCACAGCAGCATTTTCGACCCGGTACTGGTTGCGCTCGACAGTGTTCTCGTCTCGCAACTGTCCGACGCAAAAATCAGTACCCCATAAAGCACAAAACCCGCGCAAGGCGGGTTAAGTACCCGGTCAGCCGACCAAAGCTTTCCGGAACGAGTTTTGACCAATAACCAACCGCAGGCGGCTAATCATTAGCTGCCGGGTATCTTACAACCATCAGGAGCCCGAAGGCAATGAAACCATATGCACGCCTTGTTCAAAACAAGGCTAAAGCCTCAGAAGCAAAAAGCATCTTTTTCTGGGAATCAGCTAAAACAACTGAACGCGTAGATCGCGATTTAGCAAACGCACTCGAAGATGCAGAAATAGAAGTTGGCCGTGGCAAAGACTACTTAAAACCAGTTGCAACGAATTTTCCTGTGTTTGATGACTTGCCACCAGAGGGCACACTCGATTTCACCTGGTGTGATCGCTACGAACTGGGCGAGGACGGGCTTACTTGGCAGAAAATTATCAAACCGGATCCATCCGCATCGACCGAAAAAGAAATACTCCCGGTTACATCCGATGAAGCGAATATCTCCCTGGAAAATCGCGGGCTGGCTGTTCGTATTGCCATTCACCTGCTGAACGACAAATACCAGGGCCACATCACGAAGGCGCAGCAGATTACCGCCAGCGAACTGGCTTCCGGTGAATCGGCTCTCGAAACCGTTAGCGCCTATATGCAGAACCTCATGCGGGCCATCAGTGACGTTGCTGAATTTACCGACCTGTCATTGCACGTTGAGTGGAAACTTGTGCAGGCAGTTAAAGCTGTATTCCCTATGGATGCCGAGCACACCCCGGCAATTCTGGTCGAATTCGTGACGGAGTGGATCGCTACTGAACCGGATTCCCGCAATCAGCTGCTTGAGGACTGGCAAAGCGGCAAATTACCCCTCAAAGACCCGTTGACCCAGAGCGAAGATGTTACTGATACGATGGAGCATCCTGCGGCACAACTGGGATTCCGCCAGCAGATCCTTGCCGCTTACATTTCAGATGAATTTGCCCATCACGTCACCGCTGACCAGAGGATCATGATTTCCGATCTCATGCTCGACGTGGATAACCATTATGTTCAAAACCTGCTGCTGGCCGCTGAGAATGTAGCGGAGGCAAAAAAATATTCCTGGCACGAGATCTGGAAGCTTACTGACGCTGTAAAAAAAGTACTGCCCCCTTCTGCGCGCCACGAACTCGGGGTTGTTTTGCGGTTCATGCAGGCATGGGCCGCAACTCATCATATAGACCGGGGCTTACTGGTTAAAGAGTGGCTGGCTGGAAAACGCGTAGCCGCTATTCAGCGAACTGATTCAGGCACGACTGCTGGCGGTGGAATTCCAACAGACCGCAATCCAGACTACATCCACACGCTGGATACACTGGATGTTGAAATCGCTGCAGCAACGCTGCCGATGGATTTTGATATCTACAACATCCCTGTAGGTATCCATCGCAGGGCGAAAGAAATCATTTCCAGCAAAGAGAGTCCCTGGAAAGAGTGGTCAGATATTCTCCGCAAAACGCCTGGTATTTTAGATTATTCCCGGGCAGCAATTTTTGCAGTCATCAGAAGCGCTCATCCCGAGTTTTATAAATCCCCAGGTCGTCTGAGCGGTTACATAAATGCCTACCTGACCGAAACCGATCATGCCAACCCAACGCAGCAAACATTAGTTGCCGCGCGCCAGTTAGATAGTGCAGCAGTAGTTGCCGGGGTCGTTCAGGGAACAGAACCGTTAGAAAGTCTGGATAAGCTCTCTACCGAATTCGTTGTTGTAGGCAAGCACGTTGCAGAAGCAGCAGGGGATTCTAAAACAACAACGGAAGTTGCGAATCTCGGTAATGGCGTTTTCTCCATCGATAACCTGATGGGCCAACAATCCGCCACCAGCACAACCACACTACAGAACGAGGCTGCCGACGATGTGCAGATGGAAGAAACTGGCCGTGATGAAACCCAGACTGATTCTGCGGTACCGCCGGGCGAAGCAGAAAATGTGTCAACTGAAAGCGGTGCTGCAGCTCGTCCACAGGCAACTGCCGTAGATAACAATATTGATACCGGACATCAAATAAACGATGACGAATCATTCACCCTGATGACGCATCTGATGGTTGACCTTGAAACGATGGGCAGCAATCCGGAAGCACCGATTATCGCCATCGGCGCAGTGTTTTTCGATCCGGGAACAGGTAAAACAGGTCCAGAGTTCTATCAGATTGTCAGCCTCGAGTCCGCAATGGAGTTCGGTGCGAAACCTGACGCTGCCACAATAATCTGGTGGATGAAACAGTCAGCAGAGGCGCGCGCAGCGATAACCGGCGGTGATGCTATTTCGCTGATGGACGCCATCGATAACCTCGACGAATTTATTCACACGAATTCAGCCAACGGCATCAAGTATGTGCAGGTCTGGGGCAATGGCAGTTCATTCGACAATGTAATTTTGCGCCGCGCATATGAACAGGTTGGCGCGGAATTGTCCGTGCCGTTCTGGAATGATCGTGACGTGCGCACCATTGTCGAGTTGGGCAAAGTTGTTGGTATCAACCCGCGCTATCAGATCCCTTTCGACGGCGACATGCATAACGCACTGGCCGACGCCCGGCACCAGGTCAAATACGTTTCAGCTATCTGGCAGCGCCTGGTTACAAACTGAATTTTTAAAATCAGCATATGGCCCAGCAATGGGCCATCATTCAGGAGTCGAATATGCTTCAACTGATGACGCTTGATGAATGGGCAGCAGCCAAATATCGCAGCAATCCGCCGAGCACTGACACGTTGCGCCGATATGCAAAGCAAAATATGTTTTCTCCACCAGCAACAAAACATGGGCGTTTCTGGCGGGTTAGAGAAGATGCTGAGATTACCGGGAATATTGCTGCACCAATAATCAAGAAAACCGATTCTCCATTACTCCAAAGGATTTTGGCCGATGGCTGCCAGACCCCGTAAAAATAACGTTTCAGTCCCTAATCTTTACCCTCTTTTCAGTCGGAAGGTGAATAAGGTTTACTGGCGATATAAGCACCCCGTAACAGGGAAGTTTCATTCTCTTGGTACCGACGAGGCAGAAGCTGTAGCAATAGCGATTGAAGCTAACTCCCGTCTGGCGGAGCAACGTTCCAGGCAGGTATTGGCCGTTAGCGACATCATCGCGACCAGTAAAGGTAAAGCAATAACAGCGAGCACCTGGCTTGATCGTTACTGGAAAATTCAGGACGAAAGACTCGATTCCGGCGACATCAAGCTCAACACCTATAAACAGAAAAAGAAACCCGTATCACTCATGCGTGAACGGGTTGGGATGAAACTCATTTCTTCAGTTGATGTGCGAGATATAGCTTTAATACTTGATGAGTCTATTTCAGAAGGACAGCCGCGAATGGCACAGGTTATTCGTTCTGTCCTGATCGATGTATTCAAAGAGGCTCAACACGCCGGGGAAGTCCCCCCAGGTTTTAACCCGGCATTAGCTACAAAACAGCCACGGCGTAAAATCGTACGCCAAAGGCTCAGTCTTGACGAATGGCAGCAAATATTCGACATAGCAGATGCGAAACATAAATATATGGGTAATGCGATGTTATTGGCGATCGTAACCGGCCAGCGCATTGGAGATATTTCGAAAATGAAATTCAATGATATCTGGGATGACCATCTGCATGTAATGCAAGAGAAAACCGGAACCAAAATTGCGATCCCATTATCGCTAAAATGCAATGCAATTAACTGGACTCTTAGAGACGTGGTGGCACGCTGCAGGGATTACGCGGTTAGCCCCTACCTTGTCCATTTTTTCCGGGCAACATCGCAAGCAGATCGAGGAGCCCAAGTAAAAGCAAGAACACTGACAATGAATTTCAGTAATGCGCGGGACAAGGCAAACATAGACTGGAAAAACGGGACGCCAGCAACTTTCCACGAACAGCGATCATTGGCTGAACGACTTTACAAAGAACAGGGGATTAACACACAGAAACTTCTCGGACATAAATCATCGAGACAAACCGACGTTTACAACGATGACAGGGGAAAGGACTGGGCTAAAGTATCAATTTATGGAGGGGGTTTTGATAAATAG